GTTTTTGGATCGAGGATTGTGCGAGCGTCAGCGTGTGAAGTTCGCACAGATGTTAGAGGAAACCGAGCAGCAATAGCCAGGGAGGGCTTGAGATGAGCGAGGAACTGCTACAGATCATTGTTGAGATCGCGATTATCATCTTGCGGGTATTCGCCGCAGGGCTAGCAGATTGAGGAGCAAAAACAATGCACGTTCAAAAAACTGGAATCCTAGAGCGAGCACCGACGCAACAGGAAGAGATTGAGAGCATGGAGTCGCTCGATCTTGCTCCGAGCGTTGCTGCGATTGCCAGCCATGTCAGGCTGACAACTCAAGCCGCATTGGAAGCGGGAGAACTCATGCCGTATGGCGGAAACCGATACAAGACGATTCCTCATCCATGGGATCGTCTGCCAACCTGAGCCGGTGCGTTGCCGGCGAGGCCCTGCCACCGACACGAGTCGGGTGATTCCCGTTTCACAGGCAGGGTGTGCCACCAGAAAACGCGGGTATTCCTCGCGTTTCTGGTGGCTTTTTTGAAAATCCGAAAAACTCCACAATGGGGTTTGACACGGTTTGCCGATACGCTACACTAGAGACAGACGCGGGACGATGAGACCCGCAGGACACAAACCAGAGGACACGACGATGACTAAGACCCTCGCCAAGAAACTCGCCAAGACCGAGGCCGCTGGCCTCAAGATCGACATGATCGTCGTGGAGTACCGGGGCAACAAGTTTGCTCCGGTGCGAGCGAGCGACCTGACAGGGCCATACTGCCCTGGCAAGTCTCCAAACTTCCGCAGGATCATCTGCGGCTTTCGAGGCTCCGACGGAGCCGAGCATCAAGGCTACTGAGCCTTGATGACCCTCCCCGCCAACGTGGCGGGGAGGGCATGGCAGGACAGAAGGACTTTCACCGAAGGACAAGACGATGGACAACTTTGAACGAAACTACCGGCTCTCGCTCGAATACGATGCCAAGGCAGCAGAGGCTCGCAGAGATGCCGACGCTGCTCATCGCAGCGGGAAGGCATGGCTCAGTGATCAACTAGAGCGAAAGGCTCGGTATTACGATCGTAGAGCATTGGTGGCATACGGAGCGGCAAGCGGAATCCCTGCACATATGTGCTAGAGACGGCGATGGAAGGACAATCGAAACGGAGGGCAGGACTGTGACATACGAAGACTTCCTGGCATCAAAGCAGCAACTAGACGGCGATCACGGATTCGCTCCCACGATCATTCCGGGTTGGCTGTTTGACTATCAGCAGCATCTAGTCGAGTGGGCATGTCGGAAGGGACGCTCGGCGATCTTCGCCGACTGCGGCATGGGCAAAACGCCGATGCAGTTGGTGTGGGCTCAGAACGTCGTCAAGCAGACAGGAAAGCCTGCCCTTATCGCGACGCCTCTGGCAGTCAGTTACCAGACGGTAGCCGAGGCGAACCGCTTCGGCATCGAGGCAGAACGATCCGCAGACGGAAGGATACCGGCAAGCATCACTGTCACGAACTACGAGCGGCTGCATCGCTTCGATCAGTCGCAGTTCGGCGGAATGGTCTGCGATGAGTCGAGCATCCTGAAAAACTTCGACGGATCGACGAAGGCACTTGTGACAGAGTTCATGCGATTGATCCCGTATAGACTGCTTTGCACCGCGACCGCTGCACCGAACGACTACCACGAACTCGGGACATCGAGCGAGGCCCTCGGATACCTCGGGTATCAGGATATGCTCTCGCGATTCTTCAAAGAGGATATCATCAAGGACTACCTCGGATGGGGTCGCAAGGCGTACCGATTCCGAGGACATGCCGAAGAGCCGTTCTGGCGGTGGGTCTGCTCGTGGGCAAGAGCCTGCCGGAAGCCTAGCGACCTCGGATACGATGATGGCAAGTTGACCCTGCCTCCTCTCCGAGAGCATGAGGTTGTCGTGCAATCAAGCAAGACGCGGCCAGGGATGCTCTTTTCTCTACCAGCCGGAACGCTTCAAGAGCAGCGTCAGGAGCGTAGGATCACGCTAGAGGACCGCTGCGAATCAGCAGCCGGCATAGTCGAGAAACACGACGGAGCCTCAGTCGTCTGGTGTCATCTCAACGACGAAGCCGACATGCTCGAAAAGGCGATACCGGAATGCCGGCAAGTCAGCGGCTCGCAGAGTGAGGAAGAGAAGGAAGAACTGCTGTTGGCATTCCAAGGCGGGCAACTCAAGCGGCTTGTGACAAAGCCGAAGATCGGATGCTTCGGCCTCAACTGGCAGCACTGCAACAACGTAGTGACGTTCGCGTCGCATTCGTGGGAGCAATACTACCAAGCCGTTCGCCGCTGCTGGAGGTTTGGTCAGCAGTCTCCGGTAGACGTTCATGTCATCGCAACTGAAGGCGAGATAGGCGTACTGGCAAACCTTCGCAGGAAGTCAGACGCAGCGGAGAGGATGTTTGAGAGTTTGGTGAGACACATGGGCGATGCCCTTGCCGTCGATCACAAGAGGAAGTTCACGCAAGCCGAAAGGGTGCCATCATGGCTGTCACAGAGCAAGTAATCACAGACCGATACGCGATCTATAACGGAGACTGTTGCGAGGTTATGCAGAGCCTACCGAACGAGTCTGTGCATCTCTCGATCTACTCACCGCCGTTCGCTGCTGACGGTGCTGGCTGTCTGTATCACTACAGCAGCAGCGAGCGAGACCTGAGCAACTGCCGGTCGCATGATGAGTTCTTCGAGCACTACGGATTCGTAGTCAAAGAGATTCACCGCCTGACGAAGCCAGGGCGGCTATCTGCGGTGCATTGTATGGACATACCGAGGAAGACATCGCCGGGAGGGCTGGTCGATTTTCCTGGGGAGATCATCCGCCTACACGAGTCGCTTGGGTGGCGTTTCTGGTGTCGTCACTTCATCTGGAAAGAACCGCTCGGCGTCCGCAATCGCACCATGGCGAAAGGGCTCGCACACAAACAAGTCGTCACAGACGCGAGCCTCTGCGATGTCGCGTCTGCCGATTGCCTGCTACTCTTCCGAAAAGACGGCGACAATGAGGTTCCAGTCGCGAATCCTCACGGGCTCACAGAATACGCAGGCGAGAGGCAGGTTCCTTCCGAGTTGCTTTCATACCGAGGTCATACCGGAAAGCAAATAGAGAACCGATACTCGCATTGGGTGTGGAGACAGTATGCTTCGGCTTTCTGGGATGACATCCGCATCGAGAGAACACTGCCGTATAAGCAGTGCAGAGAAGAAGATGACGAGCGGCACATGCACCCGCTCCAACTCGACGTCATCGAGCGTGTTTTGCAACTGCGGAGCCTGCCAGGAGAGACAGTGCTGACTCCATTCATGGGTGTCGGCTCCGAGGCATACGGATCAGTCCTCAACGGCAGGAATGCCATCGGCGTTGAACTGAAGCCAGCCTACTACAAACAGGCTGTCAAGAATCTTGAAGAGGCAGCGAAGGGCAAGCAGCAGGAAGCGAGCCTATTCGACATGGAGGCCATCGCATGACCGACGAAGAGATCAGGCAGGCGTGGCATCTAGTGCAGCGGTTCGGTCCGTCAAACGCATGGACGGGCACAAACGGCCCGCTGGCGGCTGCCCTCGGGCGAGCCCTCCGAGAGATTGAAAGGCTCAAAAACGCCGAGAAAAACGACGATTCCAAGAAAATCACTCAAGGCAGTTGACACGGTTTGCCGATAGGCCCTATATTAGAGACATGACGCGGCAACGAGCCGCGAGGACACGAGGACGAAAGGACAAGGCGATGATCAAGGTGACATTCAAAGTTTTCGAGCCGGTTCTCAACAAGACCTTCATCAACACGAAGGAGGTCAAGACGATGGAGGACTTCACGCTCTATGCCAACAGCCTGTGGAATGGCCGCTGGAAGATTCTCAGCGTGGGTGAAGAAATCACGCGAGTCGGTTGATGTCAGGTAAGACCCTCCCCGCCACGTTGGCGGGGAGGGAAGGACGATTTGACTACCTTCAAACTGAGGACACAAAGATGACTATTTCAGAACAGGTCAAAGCCGCCTTCCCATTCGGCATCAACAAACTGCCGCTTTCAGGCCCCGACAACATGCCGACGCCTTACTACGGGTTGTTTCGCGACGACACTGGCGAGGTTGCCAGCGACACGACGTTCAGCCGGCACTATGAGCCGCACACGACCGACGACGTTGTGGCACTCGTCGAGGCTGCTCAGGAAGCCTTCGACGGCGGCATAGGCAAGGTATCGACGACGTTTCACAACGGGCATCGCGTTGTGGTCGCACCGGGCAAGGATCATCGCCGAGCGATCTTCGGGAC